AATCATCGAGACCAGCGCTGGCCGCATGGTGGTCATCGACCTGCTGGCGCTATCGGCTCAGAACGGCGCTTCATATGCGGTGCGATCGCTCACGCGGTGGGAGCGCTTCTGCGACTGGGTGCGCCGGTGGTGGCCGCTATGAGCAATCGCGAGCTGCCGATGATGCCGTGGTTCCCGAAGGAATTCCGGGCAGCGACCTCGACGTGGACGTTCGCTGAGCGTAACGCCTACCGTGAGCTTCTCGACATCCAATGGGAAGAAGGTGCGATACCGGATGAGCCCGAGCGCCTGGCACGGGCCATCGGCATGAGCCTGTCGGATTTCCGCAAGATCTGGCCGAAGATCCGCCGCAAATTCGAGAAGGTCGATGGCGAATTGAAGAATGGACGCCTTGAAGAACATAGAGTTACAGCAGCTCGCAAGGCCGATGGCTTCAGGAAGGGAGCGGAGATTGCGAACGCTAAGCGTGCCGCTAAGCATGACGCTACCCCCCACGCTAGGCGTAACGCTCGGCGTGTCGCTACCCCCCACGCTAGCGTCACGCATCCATCTCCATCTCCATCAGAGACAAGAGAAGAACCTTCCCCACCTTCCACGCCCGGGCCCGTGGAAGGAGCTGGATTGCCTGACGGCAGGCCTCGGAACGGAAGCCGGGCGAACGGGACCAATCCGCGCGCGCTCGGGACGAATCCCCGGGCACGTGGGACCAATCCCCGGGTACACCGCAACCGCAGTCTCGAAGCGTGGCGGCAGATCGCAGCCGAGTGCGATCGGATCTCGGCGACCCGCACGCTGACGTGGCTCGATCTGAAGGTCGACGATACGGCACGTCGGGCCGGAGAGATCGTCGGCTTCCGCCTGATCGCAGATCGGGACAAATTCAACACGAGCGAGCTGCAATCACGATTCCGTGAAGCCTACGAGCGCGAGCAGGCACGAGCAGCCGAGCACCATGAACCCGCCGCGGCGCACACATGAGCGCACAACCGCAGCCACGCGACATCGATCCGAAACTGCGCCTCATGAACGGGGAGCTGTGGCTCGCGCGGCGCTTAGGCCTGCGCGGCGTCCTGATCGTCTTCGATGGGATCACGGACGTCACCGAGCGCAAGCGCCGCATGCGCCAGGCGATCCGCGATCGCGCGCTCACCGATGTGCGCGTCAAGCTCGATGGCCCGCTCACCTACGCCGGCGCGTTTCATCGCCTCTACGGGGAGCCGCTGTGAAGTGCCCCGTGCTCGCTCGAGCCAAGCTCAACGACGGCATTGGCGATTTCCCTGAGCGCTGCACGGCAGTCTACTGCGTGTGGGCTCAGTTCCATCAGATCGATGCCCACACGGGCAAACCTCTCACACCAACACCGCAAAGGGAGCTATTCCAACATGGCGAAGAAACACACGAAGATCCTGACGCTCACGGGGAAGACGTGCCGCATGGGCAAGATCTCCAACAACCTCGAACGTCACGGCGATGACTACGTGCCGGCCTTTACGATCCCGATCACGGAGCTGATGCTCACGAAAGCGGAGCTGAATGCGCTGATGCGCGATCCGCTGTGCTGGGCGAGCTGGTACGCATCGGGCGGCAAGGGCAAGGCGGATGAGCCGATGCCGTGGTGGAGCGGGGAATCATTCGACCTGCACGAGAGCTTCGAGGCCGACAAGGCGATGATCATCGTCTCGGGCGATCGCGAGCTCAGCTTCGAGTCGACGGGTGATCCGAAGGAAGACGACTACCGCGCAGCGATGGCGATCTCGGGGATCACGCTGTTGCCACGCACGGGCGGGATGACGGAGCTTAACTGCAAGGTCTACGTGCTGCCCGGGATGAGCAAGACGAATCTCGCGCTTCAGGATCACCAACATCGCGAGATCAAGCTCACGGTCGTCAAGGCTCGCGTCGAGGATCGCGAGAAGAAGCAACCGCAGCTTCCGCTCGGTGAGGGCGGCACCGAGTCTCCGGCGGCCACAGCAGCCGAGACGAAGGCCGAAGGCGACAGCGCCGCTGCCACCGCCACCCACTGACACCCACGCTTCCCCACTCACACACACAGGAATCATCACAGCCATGAAGCCCACCATCGGTCGGATCGTGCACGTGCACAGCCGCTCCGGCTCCTACAGCGGCGCAAAGCCTGAGCCCGCAATCGTGTGCTCGGAAGACACTGGCACCGGACTCGTCGTCGCAGGATTCGATGCGAACGGCGACCCGTTCAAGCTCGAGCGGCTGCTCTTCCACGAAGATCCGAAGAAGCCGCGTCCGGCCTCGACTCATGCCTCTTGGCCGCCGCTCTGATGAGCCCACGTCAGGCCGCGCTTCCTTGGGCTGATCTTCCCGAGCTGCCGCCGGAGGATCGGCCCGAGAAGCGCGACAAGGCCAAGGCCGCGGATTTGTTCGCGACCCAGTGCCGGGCGTACTCTCTGCCGCCAGTAGAGCGGGAGCTGCGTTTTGCCAAGGCCGCCATGGGCAAAGGGTGGCGATTCGACTTCGCCTGGCGGCAGTACATGGTCGCGGTCGAGATCGACGGCGTCATCGTCAAGCGCATCGGCGGTCAGCTCGTCGTGATGGGCAGACATGCCACGATCGGCGGCATGCGCGAAGACAACGTCAAGATCAACGCCGCGATCCTGCTCGGGTGGCATGTGCTCAGGTTTTTTCAGTCAGACGTGAAACCGAAAATTGCGATCGATACCACAATGCGAGTGCTCATCGCGCGCGGATGGAGTGCGCCCACATGAACGACGTCGCTCTCAACGATCACCCGGTAGGCGTGTGGACGGAAGCGATGAAGAACACGCTGCGCGATCGGTACGGCGCGGCGCGTGAGGCGTCCAAGCTCCGCGAGCTCGCCGCAGATTTAGGCGTCGGGCTCTATCAGCTCTACTCGATGGCGCACAAGCTCGGCCTGAGTCGTGAAATCCGTCGACGTTGAAACGCTAAACTAGTGCTAGATAGCAACGCATGCCAGCAGGATCTAAACCCGGAGAACGCCGCGGCGGCCGGCAGAAGGGCACGCCTAACAAGGTCACGGCGGACGCACGCAAAGCGATCGGCCGCTTCGTCGATCGCAACACGAGTCGGCTGCAGGGCTGGCTCAACAAGATCGCCAACGGCATCCGCGACCCGAAGGATCGCAAGCGCTATCTCGTCGCACCGAATCCGCAACGCGCGTTCGAGCTGGCGACGTCCGTCATGGAATTCCATATCCCGAAGCTCTCGCGCAAGGAGATCTCGGGCCCGTTGGGTGGTGCGATCCCGGTCGCTGCCGCAAACCAACAGATCACCGACGACGATGCCATGAAGTCCTATCTCAAACTCGTGAAGGGGGATGCTCAGTGAAGTTGTACAAAGTTGGTCGACGCCCGGCCCGACACACGCTGCGCACGATGCGCTCGGCGATCGTGATGGCTCGCAACCTGGCCGCTCTCGGATCGCCCCCGACCGTGAGTCAGGATTATCTGTCGCCATTGCAACAGGCACTCGCGAGTGTGGGTCAGGTCGGGGGCTCGGGGCCCTATGGCATGTATCTCAACGATCAGCTCGGCGACTGCGTGTGTGCCGACACCGCGCACGAAGTGCTGCTGCACACGGCGAATTCGGGCAACGGGCTTATCGTGCCGACCGATGATGACGTGCTCGCGCTCTACGAAGCCGTCGGCGGTTACAAGCCCGGCGACCCCTCGACCGATCAGGGGTGCGACGAGACGTCGATGGAAGAGTACGTGCAGACCACGGGCTTTTGCGGCCAGAAGTCGGCGGGCTCCGGCATGATCGATCCGACGAATCTCGATCATGTGCGATGGGGCATCCAGCTCTTCGGCGGCGTGCGCCTCGGGATCGTGGTCGATGAGCAGATGGAACAGCAATTCAGCTCAGGCCAGCCATGGACAAGCCCGGCATCGCCGAATGATCCCAACGCCGGCGGGCACGACGTGTATGCGTTTGCGTACGACAACAGCGTGCAGATCTTCCGCGTCTTCACGTGGGGCGGTATCGCCAACGTCGAGGCCTCACTCATGGCGAACAGCGCGTTCCTCGACGAAGTGCACGGCTCGGTGTGGCCCGACTTCATCGCCGCCACGGGCTCGGCTCCGAACGGCTTCAACCTGCAGCAGCTCCTGAGCGACCTGCCTGCGGTCGCATAACGAGATCTCGATGGTCAAACCCTATCGTCTGAAACAGCAACGCCTGCGCGCGATCGCAGGCCGAGAGGCACGCATGTCACCCGGTAACGGCAAACAACAAACACTCAGCCCCGAACAGATCGCGATGCAGATCGCGCAGCAGCGCATGATGCAGGCCGCTTACGCCGCGCAGCAGCGCCAGTCGATCGCGGTCGCCTGTCTCTCTGGCATCCTCTCGGGGCTGTACTCCAATCCCGAGCTGCTGCAGGAAGAACTCGTCGACGATGCGATCAACGACGCCGTGACCATCGCCGACAAGCTGCACGCGCGACTCGTCAAGGATGCGCAGGCGAATCTGCAGGCGAGCCAGCCGCAGCCCGAGAAGCCCGCAGGGGGCGATGCACTGCCCGAGACGCCGCAGCCGCAGGGCGATCCGCAGCCCGAGCCTGAGAAATCCGCGAACGACAGCCCGGCGACACCTGAACCACCGCCGGCCGGTGCTGGCGACAGTTGAGCGCGCTCTTCCCTTCATCAGCGCTCAAGGGGCGTAACTCGTGAGTCGCCCCGGGGTCGATACATCCCTGAAGCAACCGCGAGAGCTGGCGGCAGACCACGGCATCGGTGCTACACCGATCCCTTCCTACCTGCGCGGCCAGCACCTAACACCACATGGCGGCACGAGCTGAAGATCTCTTCGACTGGCGCAATCCCGACTACGCGCCGATCTTCGCCGCGCGCAATCAGCGGCTCGAGTGGCTGCGCAAGAACCCGGGAGAGATGCTCGGGCTGCATCGCTACTACCGAAATCACATCGCCGACTTCATCAACGACTGGGGGCTCACCTACGACCCGCGCAACGTCGGCACCAATCGCCCGGCGTTCCTGCCGTTCCTGCTGCAGCCCAAGCAGCGAGAGCTCGTCGAATGGATCATCGAGGCCTGGCGCTTGCGCGAGACGCGGATCGTGGAGAAGTCGCGCGACGTCGGTGTGTCATGGGTGGCGATGGCGGTGGCGATCGGCATGTGCGTCTTTTGGGAGAACGTGTCGATCGGCTTCGGCTCGGCGACGGAACCGAAGCTCGATCGATCGGGCGATCCTGACTCGCTCTTCTGGAAAGGCCGCATGTTTGTGCAGTACCTGCCGGAAGAGTTTCGCGGCGGCTGCAACATCCTGATCGACGCGCCCGATAAGCGCATCCTCTTCCCGAAGACCGGCAGCTCGATCACGGGCGAAGTGGGCGATAAGATCGGCCACGGCGGTCGCAAAACGATGTACGGGGTCGATGAAGCTGCGCACATCGAACACCCGCGGCTCATGGAGTCGGGGCTCTCGGGCACCACCGACTGTCGCATCGATTTCTCTAGCGTCTCGCTCGATGGCATGGCGAATGACTTCGCGGTGCGCCGGCATTCGGGCAACTTCAAGGTCTTCACGTACCACTACCGCGATGACCTGCGCAAAGACGAAGACTGGCGGCGCAAGAAGGAAGCCTCGCTTGATCCGACGGTGTGGGCGGCCAACTACGAGATCGATTACACCGCAGCCGCCGAGGGCGTGCTGATCCCGCAGTTGTGGGTGCAGGCGGCGGTCGATGCGCACCTGAAGCTCGTGATCACGCCCACCGGGCGCAAGCGCGGCGCGCTCGACGTCGCTGACATGGGGCGCGACGTGAATTGCTTCGGCGCGCGCTACGGGCTCCTGATCACGCACTGCGTGGTGTGGCCTGGCGAAGTCAGTAAGCCGCTCTTTGCGACCGTGGAGCGTGCCTACCTGCTGACGGATGAGTGGGATCTCGATGGCTTCGACTACGACGCCGAGGGCATGGGGGCCGGTGTCAGGAGCGATGTGTACCGCATCCAACAGCGCCGGCAGAAGGAAGAAAACCGCAAGCCGAAGATCGTGCGGCCGTTTCGCGCATCGGGGGAGCTGTTCAAGCCCGAGGCCGTCGTGCCCGGCACCGATCGCAAGGCGAAGGATATGTTCCAGAACCTCAAGGCTCAGACCGGGTGGATGGTCCGGCAGATGTTTCAGGAGACCTTCCGCGCGGTCAACGGAGCGAAGGATTACGACCGGTACAACATCATCTCGATCGACTCGAAGATCCCCGACGTGCAGAAGCTCTGCATCGAGATCTCGCAGCCGCAATGGAAGCTCTCGACCAATGGCAAGATCGTGATCGACAAGATGCCCGAGGGGGCGATGAGCCCGAATCGTGCCGACATGGTCTTCATCCTGTACCATCCGCGCCGTCGCGGCCTGAACATCGACGAAGCTCAACTCGAGGAGCTGTAGCCATGCCACTCACGCCGAAAGGTCAGAAGATCCTGCGCAACATGGAGCGCGAAGCCGGCGGGGAGAAAGCCGGCAAGCGCGAGTTTTACGCGAGCCGCAACGCCGGCACGATCTCGGGTGTCGATCAGGGCCGTGCGTCCCGCGATGGTCACTTCGCGCGCATCGGCGGCGTCAATCCGTCCGACCGCATCAAGGGCCGCGATACGTTCAAGGGAACGGGCGGCAACAACATAGCCACCAACAGCTTCGTACCCGGGGGGAAGCGCCGATGAATCCCACACGTCCGCCTGTCGCACAGACTCGCCCCGCAGGCCTCGGGCCCGCTCACGCGCGCGCCGCCCCACCGGCGCAACCGCCCCCGCCTGGCACCGCCGGCGTCGAGGCCGCTAAGGCCGCAGCGGAAGCCGCCGAGGCCGAGCGCTACAAGGCCGAGCGCACGCAGGCCGTCGTGTTGGCCGCTGGCGCGCTCGTGCTGGCCGACACGATCCGCACCGGCGTGGCGTTGCCTGACCTAGCGACAGAGACGGACGTCATCACCGCTACGGAGAAGCTGATCGGCGTGCGCATCAGCGTTGCGTTCAAGACTGCCGAGGCCTTCATCGCCGAAGCCGAGAAGCGTCTCGGCGGCAAGCTGCCCCTGTAGGAGACGGCGATGGCAACACGCAAGACCACAACGCCAGCGCCCACCGCTGCGCCGGCGAAGCGCTCGACAGATGTCGCGACCGCCGACTCGAGATTCCGGCGACTCGCGCGATTGCAGGATGCGGTCTTGCAGATGGGGCCGCCGCCCGATCCGTATCGGCGCGATCTCGTGTTGCCCAAGCCACCCTTCCGACTCGGAGCCGACGTCAAGGAGCTGCAGGCGAAGTCGATGCGCGGCGCGAAGATGGCCTTCGACGATGCGGGCGGGGGCTTCCCGTTCGCGAGCTTTCTCAACACCGCCGCAGGGCTTGGCTCATTCGGCCTGTATTTCCCGGGCTATCCGTATCTCGCCGAGCTGGCGCAGCGCTCGGAGTTTCGCCAGCCCACCGAGACGACCGCGAAGGAGATGACGCGCAAGTGGATCTCGCTGCGCTCGAAAAGCAAGGCCGACAAGAGCGAGCAGATCTCGCAGCTCGAAGATGATCTGAAGGAATTCAAGGTGCAGTCGCTGTTCCGCAAGGCGACCGAGCACGACGGCTTCTTCGGGCTCGGGTGGATCTACGTCGAGATCAAGAACCAACAGCAACACGAGCCACTCACGATCGACGCCGAAGGCAAGGGCGGGGTGACAAAGGGCTCGCTCGAGGGATTCCGCAACGTCGAACCGATGTGGACGACGCCGCTCATCTGGAATTCGACCGACCCGACGCGGCCCGATTTCTACAATCCGACGGCGTGGATGGTGCTGAACAAGCGCACGGACTCAACGCGCCTCATGAAGTTTATCTCGCGCGAAGTGCCCGACATCATCAAGCCCGCCTACAACTTCGGCGGCGTGTCGCTGACACAGCTCATCCAGAGCTACGTCGATCGCTGGCTGCAGACCGTGAACGGCGTGAACCGTCTGATCAACAACTTCTCGATCATCAACCTGCAGACCGAACTCGACTCGATTCTCGAAGGCGACGAGTCGGGGGCCAACGATCTGAAGCTGCGCTGCCAGCTCTTCAACAAGACCCGCGACAATCAGGGGCTCTTCGCTACCAACAAAGCGACCGAAGGCCTTGAGCAGCTCGCCGTGCCGCTGTCGGGATTATCCGAGCTTCAGGCGCAGGCGCAGGAGCACATGGCCGCCCCGACGCACCTGCCGCTCGTCGTGTTGACTGGCATCACCCCGTCAGGCCTCAATGCATCGAGCGACTCCGAGATCGAGATCTTCCACGACTGGATTCACTCGATGCAGGAGAATCTCTACGAAGACAACCTCACGAAGATCATCCATATCCTGCAGTTGAATCGCTTCGGCAAGATCGACGACGACATCGTCTTCGACTTCGTGCAGCTCAAGCAGTTGACGGGCGAAGCCCTGGCACGGGTGAAGAAGACGCAATCGGAGATGGATGCGACCTACGTCGACGCGAGCGTCGTGACGCCCGAGGAAGTGCGCAAGCGCATCGCCACCGATCCCGATTCGGGGTACAACAACCTTGCGACCGAGATGCCGCAAGAGCTCGTCAACAAGGCGCTCGGACTCAATCCTGACGGCTCACCGATGGTGCAACCGGGGCTGCCGGGGCAGGAAGACGAAGACGGCGCACGAGAAGACGAGCCCGCGGCACAGGCAGCGTAACGTGCCCTTCGTCATGGTCGACGGCGAGACCGTGCACGTGACGCTCGTGCGCGGTGGCAAGGGCAAGCGCCTCACCGAGCGCGACATCGAGGCGATCCGCGAGATGGCCCGATGCCTCAAGAAGTACGGCTCGAAGGTTCACCGCGTGCGCTACGAGAGGGGGCCCGATGCGCCCGGTGTCGCAGACCCGCTTCGGCGCTAAGGCCGGCAACTGCATGCAGGCAGCGGTCG